ATACACAAAATCCTAATCCTAAAAAGAAAATAAATAAACTCGTTATTGCGACCATGTACTTTAATCTATTAATTAGTATTTAATTTTGTTTAGTTAATATATAAATGAATGATGAAATGGATAGTGAATATTATGCTAAATTAAATGCTGGGTTGGGTTCCCAAGCTGAAAACGTTTCGCATAGTGCGCTGCAAAATTCTGCAAGGAATAAAGCGAAAGGGCAAAAGGTGGCGGAGCGGTTGCGTAAAAAAAGAGCCGCAAAAGTAGCAGCAAAAAAAATAGCAGAAGAAAAAGAAGAAGCAGCAAAAGCAGAAGCAGCAAAAGTAGAAGCAGGAAAAAAAACAGCAAAAAATCGGAAAAAAAAATTGCGCAAGAAAAAGGCAAAGGCAAAGGCAGAAGCAGCAAAAGCAGAAGCAGCAAAAGCAGAAGCAGCAAAAGCAGAAGCAGCAAAAGCAAAAGCAGAAGCAGCAAAAGCAAAAGCAGAAGCCGAAGAAGACGAGCTATTAAGTAATATATTTAAAGATGCCCTTGCTCCTTCTTCAGATAGTGATGATAGTGGTGAGGATGAAATAGTTATGGAGCGGCAATATCCACCACCTGGATTTTCTAAACCAACAACCGGAGGAAGAAAAACTCGTCGTCGCAGAAAAAAGAAAGGTAAAAGAAAGACTAAACGCAGACGTAAAACCAAAAGAAAACGTAAAAAAAAGAAACGTAAAACAAAGAGAAGAAGATAATTTATAATAATTTAAAAAAATCAATCGTTATATTTATATAATGACTGATTTACTAAGAAAAGCTAGTAATTATTTAAAACATAGACAGGAAAATCAAATAGAAACTACAACATTCCAAGGAAACCATAAATTTATAAAAAGGAAGGAGGAATCTGACCGTATTTTAGCAAAATATCCAGATAGGGTTCCTGTTATTTGTGAAAGACTAACTAAACGGATTAATGAATTAGACAGAAAAAAATATTTATGTCCAGGTGATTTATCATTAGCCAATTTTATGTATGTAATACGAAAAAGAATGAAATTAGCACCTGAAAAAGCGATATATTTATTTATTAATAATAAATTATGTCCTACATCAGCACTATTAAGCCAAATATATAATGAAAATAAAGACGAGGATGGGTTTTTATATATTAAATATGATGGAGAAAGCACTTTTGGATAATTTATTTTATTTAAGTATATTATATAATGTCTGCTTCAAATGGAATGAATGGTTATTTAAATGATTGGCGATCAACAATGACTTTAGTACCAAATAATTTAACACAGGATTGTAAAGACCCAGGTAAAACATTTAGAGGTCCACACGCTCGGGTTGAAAATGGTTTAAATAGAAACTGTGCTGATTCAAATACTGCTAAATCTCTAGTGGCTACTGCTAAACCAGGACCAACAAATGATACATCGAGTAGAATCGCTCGTATTAAGAAATTACAACTTCGCACTAGAACTCGTGTTGGTCGTCAAACCAATGGTGGAACTCAAAGAGGAGCTCATTCAACTGTAGAAAACGGTTCCACGGGTGCTGACCCTAAATCCCGTAGAGCACAATTATTTGGACACTATGGTAAAGTTGTACCAGGTCAAACTTCTGGACGTGGGGGTGACTCTAGTGATGTTATTTATTTCAAAAATGTATTTGACAGAGTTTCACTTAATCAACCTGCTACTGGTGGAGATAATTAAATTTTCTGTTGTTTATTTATATAATGATTAATAAACTTTTAGCAGAATTTTTAGGAACTATGTTCTTTCTTTATGTTATATTAGCAACAGGCGATGGTGTAGCAATTGGTTTAGCTCTTATGGTTGTTATCTTTCTTTTAGGAAAAGTTTCAGGTGGAAACTTTAATCCAGCAGTATCTGTAATGTTAGCAATGGCTGGAAAACTTTCAATGAAAGAATTAGCGCCATATATTGTAGCCCAGGTTCTTGGTGGTTTAGCCGCTTTAGAACTTTACAAACGCGTCAAACTCTAAATTATTTATAATATACAATTTTATCTTATTATATATTATAATGACCACAGAAGGACCCTCAGCACAACAAGCAGGAGCAGCATTAAAAATGCTCGAAACTATGAAATCAAAACTCGGTGGTGTTCTCCAACAAATTGGAGGAGCCAAGAAAAAACTCAAGTCACGTAGAAAATCACGTAGAAAATCACGTAGAAAATCACGTAAGAAAGGTGGTCGTAGAAAACGTAGAAAATCTCGTAGAAAACGCAAAAGCAAGCGTCGCCGTCGTTAAATAATATAATATATTTTTTATAAATTTATATTATATAGAAATGGCTAGAAAACATAGAAGAAGAACACGTAACCGAAAAAAAAAGGGTGGATCTATGGATAAATGGAAGGAAGGCTTACAAGGATGGAAAGATATTGGTGCTGCTGGAAAAGAGAAGGCAAAAGAAACTGTGGCTGGTGTTCAAGATGCCGCATATAACGTTAAAGTGGGATATGATAGAAGTACAACCGGTGGTGATATGTTAGCTCCAACTCATCACCCTACATCATCACATCAACCCCCACTATCAGCACAACCACCACAATTACAACATTACGAAAACCCTATGAATCCAAAAGAAAAGAAAGGAGGTCTTCTTGGTTTAGGGTGGCTTGGTTTAGGCGGTCGTCGTTTATCCCATTCATCATTTATTAATAAAATGTTGAGAGTTAGAAGTAAATCTAAAAGAAACAAGTCTATTCGTAAATATTTAACAGGTGGTAAAAAAAGGAAAACCCGTAAAGGTGGGAGAAGAAAAAGAAAAAGAAAAACCAAAAAGCGTAGAAGACGTTAATTAATATAATATTTTTATATGAATAAATATTATATGGATAAAACCTTATTTATAAAAACAGCATGTATTGGTGTAATGCTTAACGTCGTTTTAGCATATGCTTTGTCTCCTTTCGCATCTAAGGAGGAAATTAAACCTCCTAATGGAGCATCTAACCTTTCATTTAAATCTCAAATAATGCATATGTTGGTTCATCATAAACAAGTAATTGTTTCAAGTTCATTAATTATTGCTTTATTGACGGGAATTTCTTGTTGGATTGCTTGTAGAATATAATTATTTTTAGCCGTAAATTCTCTATAATAAATTCTTAATATACATAATATGTTAAGAATTATAATAACTTCATTATTGTTAGTAAATGCTATTTTTTGGGGCATATATCCATCTGGAGAAGGTTCACCACATTATTTAATTTTAAATTATTTTATACCAAATAGTTCACCTCCAAATAAATTTGTCCATATTGTTTTAGGTACAATTTTTTATGTATTTTCTTTATTGATTAGTCAAGAATTAATTTAATTAAATCCATTTTTTTTTAATACTTGAAACATTAAATAAATAATAAAAGTACCAAATCCTAAATTGTATAAGTTTGCTAATGGATTCTTTTGTAGTTTTGGTATTTCTTTTTTAATAGAATTAACAATATCATTCATATTTTGAAATCCTGAAGCACATCCATTATAAGTTACTTTTGATACAGGATTTGTTCCTCCCCATAAACACGGATCTAAATCAGCAACATCGGAGTCTGCTACATAAAATCCTCGGTTACCATCATCATCTTTTAAATTTAATTTGTTACATTTTGGTACTGAACCTTGAACGAAACCTTTAAAAATTGATAATGGGTTTATTTCCCCTACATTACCGATAGTTCCAGGTATTAATCCCCTGAAATCTCCAAATGCTTGTCCAGTAGCATCAGATATAATAGGTAATGACCCCGTTGGAACATTATTTATATATATGTATCTATCGTGCTTATTACCATCGGGAGATTTACATTGACCTCCTGTTTTTAAAAAAAATTTATTTCCTAAAGGTTTTCCAATTTTGTTAGCATCACCTGTCCCTTCTACTAAAAGTTGAGTATAAGCAATAATACCTGTAATATCTTTACCGAGGGCATCCATAGTACCTTCGCCGCTCATACCCATATCGTTTGGAGAAGCAATATTTTTAGCATAATTATATGTTGGTCCTAAGAATTCTGCTTGCATTTTTTCAGCACCATTTGCTATCTTATTAAAGAAATTTGCCATCTATATATATAATATAATTATAAAATATGTCTATGTCTAATAATGAAAATGAAAATGAAAATGAAAATGAAAATGAAAATGAAAATGAATGTAGAATTTGTTTTGAGTTAGAAACCATCGATGACCCGTTTATTTATCCTTGTAATTGTAAAGGCACAAGTAAATACGTTCATAATTCGTGTTTAAATAGTTGGAGAACATTAAATACTGATAACGAAGCATTTAATATTTGTATGGAATGTAGAGGAGAATATGATATAATTAATGAGTTTCCAATAGAAAATATAAAATTATTTTTTTGTTGTAAAAAGATGATTCAATCATATTGTATAAATTATTTAATTAGTTCTACTTTAGGGACTTTTATTTGGATAATAGAAGACTATAATAACGACTATATTTTTTTAAAATTTATGTCTGGAAACTTTGAAAATGATACAAAATTAATCAGTATCATTAAACAGGATTCAATTGCTCCGCAAATATTTTATTTCTCTTTTGCTATTTTTATTCAAAATCTTGTTTTTTATATATTCTTTCTTTTTAAAGTTAACAAAAATATTCATAGAAAAAAAATTTATTTTAAAAAAATGAGAGAAACTTTAGTTGGATGTATTTCTATTACATTTTTGTTTTTAATATTTTTTTATATTTTAAAGGATAATTTTCCTATTCTATTATTAAATATAATATCATTTTTTAGCGTTATCGAACCATTAAATGGTTATTTATTGCTTAAAAAACACAATAAGGTTGTAAAATGGTTAAATGATAATAATCCTGAAACTCTTCGAAATTACCAAGTTCATAATCCTGTTTATGAAATTGAAAATAATATAGTAATTACTGATACAGAAAATGTATTATATCAAAGTTTAACCACAGATAGTAGTGAAAGTGAAGATAATGACCACATTGAACCACTAAATATAATAATAGAAAACTAACCCTTTAAAGACATTTTATCAAATAATTTACCTATTTTGCTTATACTACTCATGTCAATATCTTTTCCTGGTTTCATCATTAATAAAGACCCTAAATTTCCAGCTACTTCTTTTTTTTGATTATTTACATCCTGCATAAATGCTTTTTGTTTATTAGACGTTCTGTCCGCAAAATCATTTCCCTTTTTAATATTTTTGTTTGTTTCGTCGAGACCACTATCTAATATAGAAACTTCTTGGTATAATCTGTCTAAAAGTTTTTTATTTGTTTGTGCTGCTGTTTCTTTTTTTTTACATAAATATTGTGCATCTAGACCACCGTATTCACAAGCTTTTTCCTTCCCTAAAAATGTCGTCCCCGCACCGAAATCTCTTTTACACGCCTCTTTCCCACTTATAAACCCATAGCATTTTTTCGTCCAACTTTCTTGCCCAGGACATCCAGCCATATTTTCTATTAATTTATCTCCGCTATTTAATAATGTATATAAAATTAGACTTAATAACAATATATTAATTACAATAATTACCGTTTTCATATAATTATTGTATAGATATTTAAATTATATACCAGATAAGGCAGCGCCTAATTTACCGTCAGGTTCTATATAACTTGAAGATCCTCCTCCTCCTGATGCTGCTCTATTAATTTTATTAATTTCTTCATCTTTCTTTGAATTTAATTTGTTTGTAGATTTTCCTTGAACCAATCCACTAAATACTAAATCGGAAATAGATTTTCCAACCATATCATCTGCTTTTTTTTTCTTTTTTTTTAATCTATCTAAAATATTAAATTTATTGTCCAATTCTGCTGTTAAAGCATTGTGTTTTGCTGACTCCGATGGACTACAATTCTCTAAATTTTCTAATAATTTATCTCCTTGTGAAAGTATATTATACAATATTAAACTTAATAATAATATATTTAAAGTAATAATAAGTGTCCTCATTAATATAAATAGAGATTTTTTAACAAGCTTCTGGGTATTTTTTACAAGCATCTCCCGTATTTGTATCTTTACCGTTTGCTAAATTGTTTAATTGATTTGAATTGTTTTTAATTTTATTGACTCTTGTCGATAGACTAGATGAATCCCCATACGTTTTTGTTGTCTTTGTTGTTAATTTTACTAATAAACTACCTACATCTCCAAGTCTAACAGTATTTTGATGATCTGTTACCACTTCACACGCATTATTTTGATCACTTGAATTCCTATATTTTACTGGAGCACCTGATGAACCCGAACCACTTGATATATAACTACTATTGCTACAAGCTCCTTCAATAACTGGGCTCATTAAACCGATTGCTAAACTTAATAGTAGTATAACTAATAAAAATAGTTTATCTTTCATATATATTTTAGTTAGTTATTTTTTCTTTCAATAATATAAATGCGTGATGGATTAAAATATAGAATAAATGGAAATCAAAATTATTTTAGTACAAATACTCTTTCTCACATTTTAGAAGAAGAAGGAATAAAGAGAAATCATTTCAATCAAAGAGTTAAACCAGGCATTAATTTTTGCTCATCAAATGTTTGTACTGATTTGCCTATCGATTTAGAGAGAAGAAATCATTATAATGCCCCATTTAGGCAACCTGTTAAAGGATATAGAAAAACATTAGATTGTGATAAAAATAATGCTAATTGTCTATTTACAACTGAAGTTTACAAAGATTCTTATAGTGATTCTTGTTTTAAATTGTGTCGCCCCGAGTCCTATACTTCTTTACCCACAAGTAATAAACCTGGTGCTTCGAAAACTAGAGCTACCTCCGGTATTTCCTCTAGAGCAGGTAGACCATTGATTAGAAGTGGTATGCAGCCTAATAGTGCTGGACAACAAAATAGTGGAGTCAGTAATGCTAAATCTTATTCCTATTCATATAGAGAACTTCTAAATAACAGGAGAAAAGCAACTTTTGAAAAGAAACTTCCTACTAAACAACCTGAAACTGGTTTTAGAACTACTGGATATGGTGGTGATTGTCCCGATGATAAGTGTTACAGTCAAACTATTTATAGACTTAATAATGACCAATATAAAGTTCAAGGTGCTGTTGATTCAAGTGATAGAATTACACGGCTCAAATTAAATACGGTTAAAGCGGGAAGACGTTGTAAAACCCCTACAGATAATAGTTGTAGAGGTATTTATAGACCTGGTAACGCCCAAACTGTAGCTACTACAGTTGAGTGGCCTATACCAAAAAATGACTATGATAAGGTTAAATATAAGGCTAAATTTAATTCTAATCATAGTGAAGTAAATTATCCACAAGTTTCTGCTTTAGCTAGAGTTCGTGGTAATGTTAGTAAATCCAAAACTAATTTCTCTAAAAATAGCACTATATGCTGTGATAATCCAAATAAATCTAATAACGGTTATTAATTTAATATTTTAATATAATATTATATTAATTATGTCTAAAAATTCATGCTCTTGTGGTGATGATAGTAATAAAGTTTTTAAAAATTCCGCACCTGATTATTTTACTTATAATTTATTCGATAATACTTTTGTTCTCAAATTTAATAATCCATCGAAAACATTGAGAGATTTGGTTAAAAACGGTGCTCCCTATTCATTGGTAGATAGGGCAAATAACAATACTTGTAGTGAATCCGTTACTACACAAGATAAATTAAAAGTTAGAAAAAAAGATAGACCTAAACCATATCGAGTTCCATATAATCATTATAGAAAGGTTACTTCCTGTATTACAGACTGTATACCTAATGTAAAAGTCAATAAAGATTTATCTTGTAATACTATTAACTGTAGACCTGTTACTTATGCTATTTCTAGACAAGTAAATAAATATGGTGTTAAAAATTTAAATAATAATGTAAATTATAAAAGTTATTTACAGCAATCAGGGAAAACATATAATTTAAATACATTTGGAATTTTACCTGAAAATAGTATTAGTGGAAATGTCCATACATATAAGATAGGTGCTCTTAATAATACCGTTAAAAATATAAATTCTAATACAGAAAATACCAATTGTCGATTGGGTTATGAAATTATTACTTCTCAACAAAACAAAACTTTTACTTTATCTAAGTTTAATACTACGACTAAAAAGTATTCCAATTCTGTTCATAGAACTTCCGGTAGTGTCTCTTCTAAATCTCATATTCATAGAAAAAAATTTAGAGCTAAATTAGCTGGACAAGGTGCGAATCGAAATATATATAATAATTGTATTAACGGCCAACTTTGTAATTTATATATGGCCCCTGGTCCTAATACTAAATTATTTATGGGTAAAACAGCAAAACAGTCTTGTATTCCACCACATATTAATGGTATGAAACAAACTTGCCCAGTGACTCCTGTAGAACAAGCTTCTCCTGAACCAGAACCAGAACCAGAACCAGAACCAGAGGAAACAGATGAGACAGGGGAGACAGATGAGACAGGGGAGACAGAGGATACAGAGGAGACAGATGAGACAGATGAGACAGAGGAAACAGATGAGACAGGGGAGACAGAGGAGACAGGGGAGACAGATGATACAGAGGAGACAGAGGAGACAGAGGAGACAGAGGAGGAAGAAGAAGAGGAGGAATCAGAACCTGAACCTGAACCTGATCCAGATTCCCTCGTGTGTCCAAATGGAGATCCGTGTGGAGGAAGAATGGGTTCTATAACTAATTCATCCCTTTCAGCAATTAATTTCGATGATATTATAGTGGTAGGAGAAGATTACGTACAATTAGTAACTATTGACTTTGAATCGACAAGCGCACCTCTTGTTGGTGGTGATATTATATTACTTACACTTACGGTTGATTATCAAGATACTAATAGTGTTAATATAGTTAGTGGATTCTGGACAGACAGTAACGTGTCTTCTATTACTTTAAATTCAAATACAACAGGTAAAGCCATTTGGTTTACACAAGGAACCAGTAATACTCCAGAATCAGGTATGATTGATAGTATTTATATTTCAGATACACAGGTTTTGGGAACTGCGCCAAATCAAACGTGGATACAAGTAATGAGTATCACTTTGTCGGGAACAAGTAATTATGGTTCTGCTGGAACTGATTGGACAATTAATATACAAGGTGAAAATAATAGTTCTACTAATATCACACAGCTTCCAAGCGAAGGGGGTTCTATAGATTATGAATTAGACCTTAATTGTTTTATTGGAACAGGGTCACAAAGTGGAATAACTTTCTTACCTCACCCGTGTTATGGAAGAAATGGTTCGCTAACTAATTCATCCTTTTCAGCAATTAATTTTGATAATAATATTGTGGTAGGTGGAGATTTTGTACAATTAGTAACTATTGACTTTCAATCGACAAGCGAACATCTTGTTGGTGGTGATATTATATTACTTACACTTACTGTTGATTATCAAGATGCTAATAGTGTTAATATAGTTAGTGGATTCTGGACAGAGAGTAATGTGTCTCCTATTACTTTAAATTC